TGATGGGTTTGAGTATCTACAAAAAGCCTACCCGGTTTTGCGTGGCGCTGTGCGTCAATTGGTGCCTGTTGAGCAGATAACTGATGACGAGTGGGAGGTGAAGGCGTTTGAATATGAAAAAATGGGCGATGGGTGTTATGCCCATGCCGCAGAAATGCGCCGGTATAAAAACAGTCGCCAGCAATCAGCGTAGCAAAAATCAGTCGCGCCTGAGTAAAAAACCGTGCTGTCGCAAGTTGCAGCCGCGCAAGAAAGACTGAAAGCACCCATCGACCTATGAGGGCGGGATAAACAGCGTAATCGACGGTAGCGAGCCAGTAATGGCAAGGGCAGCGGTTTTACCAGCCGTAGTTTAAGTGGTTGCTGATGACCGAGTGGGTGTGGGACGAAGATTTAAGTTGGGGTAGGGCTACCAGAGATTAATAGCCCTCATTAGACAGACTGTGGGGAAAAGAAAATATTCCACAGTTAGATATGTTTAAGGGGAGAACATGAAAAAACCAACACTTGAGGAAGTGGCGTCTTATGTCCAAACTCGATCAATAAAGATTGATCCAGAAGCCTTCATTGATTTTTATACAGCGAGGGGCTGGTACTACGGGAAAACGAAAATACGTGACTGGAGGGCCTGTGTTAGAACATGGGAAAAGCGGGAAAAAAATACGCCTGTTAAAAACAGTACTCGCCATTCAACTTTATTACATGATTTAACAGACACAACCTGGGCTAACTGATATGACAATCCGCACAGAAAACCGCATTGATTGTATGAACCGAATCATGGCCAGCTCGCTGGTGAAAAAAGGGGATAATTTCAGCGTGTCAGACGTAGCTGCGCTTTTGGACGTTAACCACAGCATAGCGCTGCGATACCTGACAGACCTGGCAGACGGTAACAAGCTGGACTGCCGAGAGAACAAAGCCGGTCATTACGTTTACAGCCGCAAGCTGCCGCCGTTGTTGCGTATGCCGTGGCGCAAGTTGACCAACGAGCAAGTGGGGATTGTTGTATGAGCGTTTGCTATTCAGATTTTATTGCAAATAAAGCAGTCACGCACATGGATGCTGGTTTTCAAATTCAAGCATCAGACATAGCTTGGCCCTTAAAAGACTTTCAGCGTGATGCTGTTTCGTGGGCGTGTCGCCGTGGCAGGGCTGCGCTTTTTGCTGATACCGGATTAGGCAAGACATTGATGCAATTAGCGTGGGCGCATCTTGTCATGGAAAAAACAGATAAACCCGTTCTTGTGGTAACGCCTTTGTGTGTGGCACAGCAAACTGTGAGGGAGGGTGCAAAGTTTGGTATTGGTTGCGAGTACATCAGAGAGCCAAAATTCTGCAATTACCGCATCCATGTGACTAACTATGAAATGCTCAAGAATTTCACACCTGATAATTATTCAGGGATTGTGCTGGATGAATCCTCAATTCTAAAAGGCATGGACGGAAAGATGCGCCGGTACATTACGGAATTTGCGCAAACGATACCCTATCGCCTTTCATGCACAGCAACCCCTTCGCCTAACGACTTCATGGAGCTTGGCACACAATCTGAGTTTCTAGGAATTATGAGCCAGGTTGAAATGCTCGCTATGTTTTTTATCCACGATGGGGAAGACACAGCCAAATGGCGATTGAAGGGGCACGGTAGAGCTAAGTTTTGGGAGTGGCTTTCAACATGGGCGCTGGTTATTCGCAACCCATCAGACTTGGGTTATAGCGGGGAAGGCTACGACTTGCCGCCACTTGTGTACCAAGATCATATAGTCGAGACAGGAGTTAATGACGGCCTGTTTGTCAAAATAGCCCAGGGTTTGCAGGAAAGAAACCAAGCCCGCCGTGAGTCGATAGATATGCGTGTAGAGAGGGCCGCAGAGATTGCTAACAGCGTGGATAGGCATTGTATTGTCTGGTGCCACATGAACGAAGAAAGCGAGAAGCTAGAGAACCAGATAACCGATGGTGTGCAGGTTTATGGATCAATGTCGCCGGAGAAAAAAGAAGAATTGATAAGCGGGTTTACCAATGGCGATTTAGAAAAACTTATCACTAAGCCAAAAATTGCCGGGTTTGGTTTGAACTGGCAGCACTGCAATCACATGATTTTTGTGGGCCTGTCTGATTCATGGGAATCATTTTATCAGGCTGTTAGGCGTTGCTGGAGGTTTGGGCAAGACAAGCCTGTTTATGTCCATATTGTCACGGCAGATACAGAGGGTGCGGTGCTGGAAAACATCAGGCGTAAACAACAACAAAACGAGCAGATGGCCAAAGAAATGGCCGCAATAATGCGTGATTTCACTCTCGCGGAGATCAAGGGCGCGAGCGTAGAGAAAACAGACTACATACCAGTTGAGCCAATAAAACTACCTACGTGGGGATAATTCTATGAACGTAATAGATCAAAGCATCACAAAAAACTACGCAATCTATAATGCGGATACTGTTGAGGTGGCACAGACACTATCGAGTAACAGTGTCGGCTTTAGCGTTTTCTCTCCGCCATACGCCAGCCTGTACACGTACTCAAATTCAGACAGGGACATGGGAAACGTAAAAAGCCATGAGGAGTTTTGGGAGCAGTACCGATTCTTGATTACTGAGCAGTTCAGGGTAATGAAGCCGGGTAGGAATATCGCTATTCACTGCATGAACCTGCCATCGTCAAAACAGAATGATGGGTTTATTGGGATAAAAGATTTCAGGGGAGATATTATCCGCGAGTACCAATCAAAAGGGTTTATCTACCACTCAGAAGTGTGTATTTGGAAAGATCCAGTTGTAGCCATGCAGCGCACTAAGGCGCTTGGTTTGCTGCATAAGCAAATCAAGAAAGACTCTACCATGTCACGCATGGGACTTGCTGACTACGTTGTTGTTATGCGCAAGCCAGGAGAAAACGCGGAGCCTATCAGCGGAGAGTTTGAGTACTACGTTGGCGACAATCCTCCTTCAACATTTGATCGTTTCGAGCGCGATGATGGGCGTTTGTATTTTGTTCCCGGTATCAACGGGACAAGTATTGATGTATGGCAACAGTACGCATCACCGATATGGGATGACATAAACCAGACGGACACGCTGAATTTTCGTGAAGGTCGCGACAACGATGACGAGCGCCATATCTGCCCTCTGCAACTGGATGTGATAGAGCGATGTATACAGCTTTGGAGCAATAAGGGCGATGTTGTATGGACTCCGTTTATGGGTATTGGCTCAGAGGTTTACATGGCGATAAAGCTAGGCAGAAGGGCTATTGGTGTTGAGTTGAAGCCAAGCTACTACCAGCTTGCTTGCCGGAATATTGAGCAAGCCGATAAAAACCAGTATGAGATGTTCGCCGCATGAAAAGAGAAGAATACCTGTCTCGTGCGAGAGAGTTTGCCAGCCGTGGCATTTCAAGGCCCAACGCGGTTATGACGCCTGATCGTGTACGGCATATACGTGGCAGTTCAGAAACAGCGAAAAAACTAGCGGAGGAGTTTGGTTGTCATTATCGAACCGTTGAGAAGGTTCGACAATACGAAACGTGGGCACACATTAAGGAGTAGTTATGTATAAAGTTGAGCTAATGCCAAAACAGTCTGTTATTGATGATATTTTGCCAGCATGGATAGCCAGCGGTAGAACTTATGATGCAGAAAAAGGCATTGTATTTGAGTCTGCGTCAAGGTGTGAGATTTCTGGCGGGTCTTTTATGATTGAGTCTAATGAAAAACGATATTATTACAACATGGCCGATTTTTATCGGGTTAAGGTTTGCGAGTCTCCGCAATCAGATATGTTTTCAGAATGAACGCACCGCGCATTCTCACTAACTCAGATATTGCTCTGGCAATGGAGTTAGTCACCGAGGGCTATCAGCGCCAGCACATAGCTGCGGTTTATGGTGTTTGCACAAAAACATTGAGACGAAGTATCCGTTATGCAGAGAAGTTTGGAATGCGAAAAGAGGCCGCGCCAGTATGCAGCGGAAATCGTATTACTCAAGTCAACCACCGAGCGGCGCAACGCATTAGAGCTGGTTCCGGCAATGCTCCGGCCACTGGTGAAAAAGCATGTTGAGATTGCATTCGATAAAAGGCCAGCCCGCGCTTAAACGGGTGCTGCGTGTTCTACCGTGCGTTTGGCCAGCGGCACATGACGCCGTAACGGTAGCTTGATGACTGACAAGCCAAAAACAGACGCCCAACGCAATGCTCTGCACCTATGGTTTAGGATGGTTGCCAAAACACTGAACGACAACGGAGTTGATAAGCGCGTGGTGATACACAAACTGTCAACAAGGGGGCTAGATATGCAGTGGACTGAGGACTCATTCAAGGCCGATGTATACAGGCCAATTTTCCAGTCTGTCGCTGCAAAGAACAGCACTGAGGAAGCCAATACGCAAGACCATGACGTATGTGTAAAGGGATTGCAGAAGTGGGTAGCGGAGGAGTTTGGTGTAGCGCTGCCGCCGTTCCCAGATCGGTTCAGCCAGGGGCAAGAATAATGGCAATTAAACGATGTCCTGCTGATATAGCCTTTTCGACAGCGATACGCATGGCTAAAAACTACACCTGTGAGCATTGCGGGAAGTCCGGCGGGCATACCGAGGCGGCTCATATTTACGGCAGGGCCAATAAATCAGTGCGCTGGGACACGCTTAACATCCTGTGCCTGTGCCACACATGCCACCGGACATTTACCGCAAACCCACTGGACTTTGAAAACTGGTTAAAGGGTTATGTTGGGTCGGGCTATCTGGACATATTGAACGAAAAACGGCAGCGGATACAAAAGACAACCGCAGCGTATCGGAAGGAAGTGGCAAAGCACTACAGAGCGCAAATTAAGCTCATGGAGCAAGGCCCGCACGACTTGGAGAGCTTCCAGTGAGCCAGCACCACGAGCTTGTCTACGTCCGGCGAGTGCTGGTGATACCCGCTATTTGGGCAGTTTATTCCTTAATCAACTGGTGGATTTTATGAAAAAAATAGAAAAACTCACGGATCAACAAACGGCCAAATTAGCTGAGTACCGTGATAAGTGGATGGCAATTGGGCTGTCCACTGAGCCGC